CGGAATCGAAACTAAGTTTTCTTTCCTATTTAACGAATCACTTATTACCAGAGCTCGTAATTATCTGGTAGACGAATTTCTCCGAACCGATTATACACATATGTTGTTTATTGATTCGGATATTCACTACTCACCACAAGACATTATTGCACTACTCGCATTAGATAAAGATGTAATTGGTGGTCCCTATCCTAAGAAATCTATTAATTGGAGTAATATTGCTGCAGCTGCAAGAGCACATCCTGAATTAGACCCAAAAGAATTAGAAAACTTGGTGGGTGAATATGTTTTCAATGTGGTTAAAGGAACACAATCATTTCAAGTATCAGATCCACTCGAAGTATTAGAGATTGGAACTGGTCATATGTTAATCAAACGCCATGTATTCGAAAAGATGCAAGAGGCCTATCCGTTGATTAAATACAAACCAGACCATGTTGGCCAAGCTAACTTTGATGGTAGTCGATATATTCATGCCTACTTTGATACAGTTATTGATACTACCGAATCTATTACAGGTGGTGGTTCAGAAAGATATCTAAGTGAAGATTATATGTTCTGCCAAATGTGGCGTAAAATTGGTGGTAAAATCTTCTTATGTCCTTGGATGAAAACGCAACATATTGGTACATATGCATTTACTGGTAATATGCCAGCTGTTGCACAATTTACTGGCAAACTATAAGATGTCAACATTTATATTACCAGAAATTCCTCAAGAAGAAAAGATTAAATCTTTAAGAGAAAAATTTGTTAAAGAAGCACCATACCAACCTGGCTATGAAAGTGCTTCATCTTCTGATATTATAAAAACATCACAAAATGCCACAACGGGTGGCCGCAAGTTTGATGGTGGTAAACCTCAATATGGTTTACTACCACCACTTGCATTAAAAGCAACAGTTGATATTTTAACATTTGGTGCTCAGAAATATGAACCTGATAATTGGAAATATGTACCAGATTCCAAGCGCAGGTATTTTGATGCATTACAAAGACACCTTTGGGCATGGAAAGAAGGTGAACAAAATGACCAAGAAACAGGAAAGAATCACTTAGCTCATGCTATGTGTTGCCTAATGTTTCTATATGAACATGATGTTAAATATTCGCCTGAAAAGTAGTATTGAATGTAGTATAATGAAGTTTCAATTACAATATGGAGTATGTTATGCAATTATCGAATGACACATTAAATGTCCTTAAAAACTTTGGTAATATCAATCAAGGTATTTTTTTCAAACAAGGCAAGGTATTAAAAACCATGTCATCAGGCAAGAACATTCTTGCTGAAGTAACAATCAAAGAAGATATTCCCACAAACTTTGGCATCTATGATTTGAACAAATTCTTATCTGTGGTTTCTTTACATAAAGATAATCCAACATTTGAGTTTAGTGATAAAGAAGTTAAGATTGTTGGCCAAAAAGGTCGTAGTAAAATCAAATATCGTTTTTGTGAACCATCAATGATTAATACTCCACCAGATAAACAGTTGACTTTACCATCCATTGATGTGTCGTTCACATTATTGGCTGAAGATTTCGATTGGGTTATGAAAGCTGCTGGCGTGTTGGGTTCTCCACAAGTTGCTGTTGAATCGGATGGTTCTAAAGTAACAGTTCTTGCCTTTGATTCATCTGATAGTTCTGCCCACACCGATGCACTTGAAGTTGCTGATGGTAATGGTGATAAGTTCCGTTTCATCTTTAAAACAGAACATCTTGCTAAGTTATTTGGTGGTTCGTATGATGTTCAAATATCATCTAAAGGTATTTCTAACTTCAAACATAAAGATGTAGAATTACAATATTGGGTTTCTATTGAAACTGGTTCAACATTCACAAAGGCTTAATATGTTAAAGATTTTCAAAAATTCATATAAAGGAAATCTTTCGGATTCTATTGCTATTAATCCTGACCATGTGATTGCAGTATATGAAACTAAAGATAGTATTGATGTTCCTGTTACAATGATTTATTGTGGTGTAGTAACATATGAAGTAGAAGATAGTTACCTTGAAGTTATTGCAAGGTTAAGTGAGAAGTAATTTTATGTTGTATTATATTATGAGGTATCGTGATGGAACAATTATTATGGACAGAGAAATATCGTCCTAAAAGTATTACTGACTGTATTCTTCCTGAACGGCTAAAAACACCGTTTCAGGAATATGTTAATCAAAGTAACATACCAAATCTTCTTTTGAGTGGCGGTGCTGGTGTCGGTAAGACCACAGTTGCAAAAGCCATGTGTGAAGAAATTGGATGTGATGTTATGGTCATAAATGGTTCCGATGAGGGTCGTTTGATTGATACTTTTAGAACCAAAATCAAAAACTTTGCTTCATCTATGTCGCTTGCTGGCGGCAGAAAAGTTATTATCATTGATGAAGCAGATTACTGTAATGCCGAATCAGTTCAACCTGCTTTGAGAAACTTCATTGAAGAATTTGCGGGAAACTGTTCGTTCATCTTTACTTGTAACTTTAAAAACAAATTAATTGAACCTCTCCATAGTCGGTGTGCAGTTATTGATTTTACACTAAAGAGCAACGAAAAGGCTCAGATGGCCTCTGCGTTTATGAAGCGGGTTCAGTTTGTTCTGCAAAGTGAAAATGTTGAGTATGATGATAAGGTTATTGCAGAATTAATCAAGAAACACTTTCCAGATTTTCGCCGTGCTATTAATGAGTTGCAACGTTATTCTCAACTTGGTAAAATTGATACAGGTGTCCTATCTCAAATTTCTGATGTAACGATTAATGATATTGTTAAATATATCAAAGATAAAGATTTTGGTGCGATTCGTAAATGGGTTGCAAGTAATGATATAGATGCTGTAGCATTTTATCGTAAACTGTATGATAACTTATATGATGTTTTAAAACCACAATCTATCCCACAAGCCGTTCTTATTTTGGCTGACTACCAATATAAGGGAGCATTTGTTGCTGACCAAGAGATAAACACCGTAGCTTGCCTTACTGAGTTAATGATTAGTGTTGAATTCAAATGAATGAGATAATTTTCAATATTTTTGATTGGATCCGTGACGATTGGAAATCTCATTCGCTTCGTTTTGTTGTTGAGTTATTAGCATGGGCAATTTCTATTGGATGCTCTATTACAATGGCTCTCACAGTTCCTAATCCACCACTTCTTATACTATATCCAATTTGGATATGTGGTTGTGCCATGTATTTGTGGTCTGCTTACACCCGTAAGTCTTTTGGAATGGTTGCTAATTATTTATTACTTACTACTATTGATACAATTGGTTTAGTAAGGATGATGACATGAGTAATCCATTCGACTATGTAAATGCCATACTTCAAAACAAAAAGCAGATTATAGTTGATGATTTGACAGAAAAAGATTACATACCATTCATGGTTAATCGTTCACTATCGTATCATAAAGACTGTATAATCTACGCCAATGAGATGAATCGTAGGCATTTTCTTGACAAAAAACTTCAAAATGACTTTTTACTAAATACAGTAAGGTCCCAAAAGAGGCCTTTCGCCAAGTGGGTAAAGTCTGAGAAAAGTGAAGATATAGAATGTGTGAAATTAATCTACGGTCTATCAGATTCCAAAGCTCGTGAAGCTTTGCGCTTACTTAGTGATGAACAAATCCAAAAACTAAAAGAAAAAACCAATACGGGTGGATAAACATCATGGTAGATTTAAGCAAGTTCGTTGAAATAACACTCAACGAACAGGATGACTTTTTAAAAGTCCGTGAAACATTAACACGGATCGGTGTGTCATCACGCAAAGAAAGAATTCTATATCAGTCTTGCCATATTTTACATAAGCAAGGCCAGTATTACATCGTGCATTTCAAAGAACTATTTGCTTTAGATGGTAAGCCATCCAATATTTCAGAAAATGACATTCAAAGACGAAATGCAATCGCTAAGTTGTTGGAAGAATGGGGTTTAATTACCATTGTTAATCCACAAATTATGATTGACAATATTGCACCACTACATCAAATCAAAATTATTTCATTCAAAGAAAAGCATGAATGGGAATTGGTAACAAAATATAATATTGGTAAGAAACCAGACCAATTATATTAGTATTCACCTTAGGACCGCTAAGTTGCGAATCGTGGACAAAACGGCTACAACGATAGGGTAGCGCTAGAGCCCGTAACTAGCAATATTGCCGCATCACTTTGTTAAATCTGTTATAATGGATATATTATGAAAACAACCTCAAATTTTAAATTAAGCAAATCAACAAAGCGTGTATTGGCAACTTTGCCAACAGATATGCGTGGCAATTTTAAACACATGATGATTGATGCTGAAGTTTCTTTTGCTCGTGCTAAGTTAGCAAAACTAAGCAGGAACAAGAATGAAGAAAAAGTATCTTGATGCTCACATGAAGGCAGCTGAGGTATATTCTCAGTTATCTTCCGCTAAAAGATTACAAGTTGGTTGTGTTGTTGTAAAAGATAACACAATCATTGGCATTGGTTATAATGGTATGCCTAGTGGTTGGGAAAATGAATGTGAGAAAAGAACCTACATAGAATTGGATGATAAGTATCAATTCTTAGATGAAGATGGTTCTCACTATTCTTTGAAAACCAAACCTGAAGTTCTCCATGCAGAAACAAATGCACTTGCAAAGATTGCTCGTAGCACCAATTCGAGTGATGGTTCAGCATTGTTTGTAACTCATGCACCTTGTTTAGATTGTGCTAAATTAATTCATCAGTCTGGTATTAATTCTGTGTATTATCGTAATACATATCGTGATGACATGGGTATTAAGTTTTTAAAAAAATGTAATATTGAGGTAAAGCAAGTATGAAAACCTATACAAGTAAAGTTTTGGAGATTTGTGAGAATGGTGATGCTATCGTTGAATTACCTGATGAACTCATGGAAGAAATGGGTTGGAAAGTAGGCGATAATTTAAAATATGAACAAAAAGATGGAAAAGTTTTTATTAAGAACATAAGTATAAATGATACAGATAGATATGGACAATCGGGAACTAATAAAGTTCCTACACAGGATTAAAGTTAGATTGCCTTATGCAAATGCTCAATTACGAGCAGAGATTGAAGCATTGATTGAAAGATTGAAAATAGGACATTAATTTAACATACTGAACATTCGATTATTATAAATATGTATTAATAGGAGAAAATTCATATGTTTGGTTATATCTACTGTGTAATAAATTTAATTAATGACAAGTTTTATATCGGTAAAAAATATGGAAATTACGATAGCTTATATTATGGTAGTGGAAAAATTATTAAAGAATCCATACAAAAATATGGTTTAATTAATTTCAAGATTTATAAAATTTGTGATTGTTTTGATGAAAAAGATATCAATGAAAAAGAAATATATTATATAGATTTATTAAAACCTAATTATAATATAGCAAAAGGCGGCACCGGAGGAAATACACTTTTATTTTATGGAGAACAAGATAAAAAACAAATAATAAAAAAAAGAGCAAGTTCTTTATCTGCCAATTGGAAAAATAAAACTCTTGAGGAGCGCAAAGAGTGGGGAAATAAAATAAGTTTTTCAAAGAAGGGAAAAACATATAATAGGATTGGTTACCATCACAGTCCTGAAGTTATAGAAAGAATAAAGGAATCCAATAAAAAAACTGCGGAAAAAAGAACTTCTGATTGGTTTCAAAATCACAAAAAAGCCGCAGAAAAAAGAAAAGGGATACCAAATAAAAAGGCATACAAATCTGTTGAAATTCTTGGAGTTGTATATGAATCCTTTAAAGAAGCTTCGTTAAGGCTAAATGTTAGTAGGGTTACAATTAATAATTGGGTGAAAAAAGGTAAAGGAAAATTAATATGCTAGCTTTGTCGGATGAGTTTGTTGGCCGTCCAGTAGGATTTACTTGTAGTTCTTGGGATTTGTTACACGCTGGGCATATTTTAATGCTTGCCGAATGTAAACAGATTTGTGATTATTTAATTGTTGGCTTGCAAACAGACCCAACAATTGATAGACCAGAAATTAAAAACAAACCAGTCCAATCCATTGTTGAACGCTATGTTCAGCTATCAGCCGTTAAATTTGTAGATGAAATTATTGTCTATGACACAGAAAAAGACCTAGAAGATTTATTAATGTTTTTGCCCATCACTATGCGTATTTGTGGTGAAGAATATAAAGAAAGACATCTAACAGGTCGTGATATCTGTGATAATCGTGGTATTAAAACATATTACAATTCTCGCACCCATCGGTTCAGTTCTTCCGAGTTAAGACAAAGAACTTATCAATCTGAATTAAATAAGGTAACAAAATGAACATTCGTGAACTGGCAAAAAGAATAGCCATCGAAAAAAAACTTCCACGGGCTGACAAGTATGACTTGTTTCTCCGTGATTTTGATAACATGGTTGAACTTGTTGGTTTAGTTCAAGACCCAACTTTGGACATGAATGATTTTCGTGGTCGTGAAATGCTATTTCCCAAACGCTGGGTTACCTTAACAGTATTGCCGGCGAGTGAACCAGTAAATGTATAAAGTGTATTATTACTTTAGTAGCAGCTCTCAAGTTGCAGATGAAGAATTCGCAACTTTAAAAGAAGCTACTGAATTTGCCAACAATCAACCAATCGAATCAGTTTTAGAGATTAAAAAATATGACAATAAAATTAGTGACCTTCAAGACTAACCATACCATTATGGGTGAAGTAACAGAATCATCCAAAGAAACTTTCATTACTGTAAAGCAACCCGTTCAAGTTGTATCGGTACCACCAAGAACATCTACCAATCCAGGTAGTGTTGCTTTCTCTCCATTTTTAGAATGGGCAAAAGAATTCAGGACTGGTTTCAAACTTAATTATGGTGATATTTTAACCATATCAACACCAGTAGAAGAATTAGAAAATCAATACAATCAAATTTTTGATTCTGGTATTGTAGTTCCGCCAAAAAAATCAATCATTACATAAGTGCCTCAGACACTTTTTAAATCTGTTATAATATATGAATGACTAGATATTATACAAATGTTGCCTGTGTTGGCAATAACATTTTCTTTCGTGGCGTTAAAGACGGCAGGCGAGTTAAACTTAAAATAGGTTACTCGCCTACTTTGTTTTCGCCTAGCAAAAAACCCACACAATTCAAATCTCTTACTGGTGAACATCTTGAACCGATGAAGTTTGAGAACATTCGTGAAGCTCGTGATTTTGTAAAAAGATATAATGAAGTTTCTAATTTCAAAATTTATGGCCAAACTCGATATGAATATGCCTTCATCGCTGATGAACATCAAGGCATGGTCGATTGGAATATGGATGATATCTTGGTTGCTATATGTGATATCGAGGTTGGTTCGGAGAATGGATTTCCTGACCCATATAAAGCAGAAGAACCTATCACAGCAATCTGTATATCCTTTCTAAAAGGTGAAACAGTTGTATTTGGTTGTGATGATTATATTGTTCAAGGTTCTGAAACTTATTTTAAATGCTCAGATGAAACTGAACTATGTAAAAAGTTCTTGGCATATTGGGTTGAAAATTGTCCTGATGTATTGACTGGTTGGAACACCAAATTTTTTGATATACCATATCTCGTCAATCGTTTCCGTAAAATTCTTGGTGAAGAAGAAACTAAGAAGTTATCTCCATGGAATATGATTGGTGAACGCAAGGCTGTTGTAAACAATCGTGAGTTGATTGCGTATGACATGGTTGGTGTATCATCACTAGACTATATTGAACTATACAGATGGTATGCGCCAGGGGGCAAATCACAAGAATCATATAAATTGGATAATATTGCCAATGTAGAACTTGGTGATAGTAAATTGTCATTTGATGAATATGATAACCTTCATGCTTTGTATCGTGAAAACTTCCAAAAGTTTATTGAATATAACATTCAAGATTGTAATCTTATTGTTCGCATGGAAGAAAAACTAAAGTTGATTGAACTTGGTTTAACTTTGGCCTATGATACAAAGACCAACTATGAAGATATCTTTGCACAAACTCGTATGTGGGATTCAATGACATATGCTTATCTCTTAGAGAAAGGTATTGTTGTTCCACCAAAAATTGTTCAAAGTAAAACATCAGCATTTGAAGGTGCTTATGTTAAAGACCCACAAGTTGGTATGCACCACTATATTGCTAGCTTTGACCTAAATTCACTCTACCCTCACCTTATGATGCAGTATTCCATAAGTCCTGAAAATATTGTAGATAGAAATTATGTCGAAAACAGAAAAAAAGAGGTAATGCAAGAGTTAAGAATGAGAAATACTAAATAAGTAGATGTGGTTACTTATTAGAAGAATCAATGAAATACAATATTACCAAAGATAAACTCTATGAATTGTTTATTATCAAGAATATAAGAAGGAGTGAGGTTGCTGAATATTTTGGTTGTTCGGATGCCAATATTAAAAAACACCTACAAAAATTTGAAATTAAGAAACCCTTTGATTTAGAGTGTAAAAATAAAGAACGAAAGGCCTTAGTAAATTGTTTATATTGTGGTAACGAATATAAAACACAAAAGTTTCGGACTGAAAGTGATAAGTATGATTCAAAATATTGTAGTTATTCCTGTGCTCAAAAAAGTAGATATTTGGGTGAGGACCATAAACGTAGAAATGGAAATGAAATTGCAGCAAGGCGTAGAGCTAGAATTAGGAATCAAACTCCAAAATTAAGCAAAGAAGAAAAGAAAAAGTTACAAGAATATTATTTGATTTGTCCTAAAGGGTGTGAAGTAGACCATATACAACCAATTGCAAAAGGTGGTTTACATCATCCAGACAATTTACAAATATTAACCAGAACTGAAAACAGAAAAAAGTGGTGTAAATAATGTTTCGTAATGTAAAAGAATTAACCACCGAAGAACTACAAAAAGAACTTCAAGCCATAGAATTATTTGAACAAGAAATTGGTAAAGTCAATGTTGAAAATATGTTGAATAAATCAATTGATACTTCTTTTCTTGGTCCATTGAATTGCACACTTACTCCCAACGGCCAACTGTTTCGAACTGACAAGAAAGGCTTTTTGCCTCAAATGTTGGAAGATATATATGTTGATAGAAGTAAATTTAAAAAGTTAATGTTAAAAGCTAAACAAGATTATGAAAATGAAACTGATCCAATTAAACGCAAAGAAATTAAAAACCTTGTTGCTAGATATGACAATCTACAACTTGCGAAAAAGGTTTCTCTCAACTCTGCTTACGGTGCTTTGGGTAGTCAGTATTTCCGTTTCTACGATTTACGGATGGCTCTTGGTGTCACGACTGCCGGACAATTAAGTATTCGTTGGATTGAAGCCAAGATTAATACTTACATGAATAAGATTTTGAATACAACTGGTATAGATTATGTAATTGCTTCTGATACAGATTCGATTTATCTCCGTATGGGTGAATTAGTTGATAAGTTTATTAAAGACCAATCAGATAAACAGAAAGTGGTTTCTCTTATGGATAAAATCTGTGAAGAAAAGATACAACCTTATATTGATGAATCGTATGATGAGTTGGCAAGTTATGTTCATGCCTACGCACAGAAGATGGTAATGAAGCGTGAAGGTCTTTCTGACAAAGGAATTTGGACTGCTAAGAAGCGTTATATTCTTAATGTGTATAACAACGAAGGCGTTCAGTATAATGAACCTCAAATGAAAGTTATGGGTCTTGAAATGGTTAAGTCATCTACGCCAAGTGCTATTCGGCAGAAGATGAAAGAATCAATCAAGATTATGTTGCAAGGAACAGAAGATGATATTCATAAGTTTATTGCTGACTTTAAGGCTGAGTTCAATACATTACCGCCAGAAGAAATCTCTTTTCCTCGTGGACTAAATGGTTTACAAGAGTATTCAGATAAAATTACAATGTATAAGAAAGGCACACCGATCCATGTTAAGGGTGCTATTCTGTATAATTACTATCTGAAACAACTAGGCTTAACTAAACAATATCCATTGATTCAGAATGGCGAAAAGTTGAAGTTTACTTATTTGAAACAACCTAATCCATTTAAAGATATGGTTATTTCATATCCAGTTCGGTTGCCAAAAGAGTTTGGCATCCATGAATATATTGATTATGATATGCAATTCAATAAAGCGTTTCTTGAACCAATTAAAGTAATTTTAGATTGTATGCAATGGACAACAGAAAAGGATAGTTCATTAGAGGACTTTTTTGGATGAACAATATAAAGATACTAAAAACAGGAATCAATGTGTCAAAAATACTGGCACAATTGAAACAATATCCTGAAGATTGGGAAGCACAAAAGAAAATGGACGGCCATATAGAATCATTACTCAGTCGTGGCTATGATGATATACCCGTTGGAGTTTTACAATTGGTTCTTGGTGGCGTTGAGGATATAAATGATTTTGTTGGTGATACTGAAATTTGTGTTCCAACTCCAGCATATTACAAACACACAGAGATTATTGGTTTCCTAAAGAGGCACTTTAAAGGTTTCAAACGATGTGGTTTTCTATCACTAGAAAAAGGTGGTGAAGTAGGTTTACACATTGATGAAGGCAAATATTATTTAAATAAAGATAGGTTTCATTTATCAATTCAAGGTACTTACGAATATACTTGTGGCGAAGATACTGTTACTGTTGAACCTGGCACACTACTTTGGTTTAATAATAAGAAGATGCATGGTACGCAAAACATTGGAGATTGTATTCGTATAACTTTTGTATTTGATGTACCACATAAGAAAAATCTAACATACTATTCATAATGCTACAAATATTCTTACCTTTTGCAACAGCAATATCACTATCTGCTATTGCTGCTTTTTATTCTGTTATAGGTCTTGCACAGATATTTCCTGGTTCTTTTTGGCCAATCATATTGATGGGTTCGGTCCTTGAAATTGCGAAGTTAGTAACAGTATCTTGGTTGTATAATAATTGGTCTGTTACTGTGCGGATGATGCGGTATTATTTCTGTATAGCTATCGTATTACTTATGGCAATAACAAGTATGGGCATTTTTGGTTATCTATCAAGAGCTCACATTGAATCTAATGTGATAGTTGGTGCAAACACAGTTCAATTGAAAACAATCGAAACGCAAGAAAAGATTGCTCGTGATAAATTGGATTACCTATTGAAAAGAGCGGGTGATCCAACTACTGCTTCAAATAAGATTGATAAACAAATACAAGAAACACAAACAGAATTAACAAGGCTATCTAAAGAGAAGTTGCCTTTGATGGCAGAAGAAAATAAATTAACGGCAGAAATTGGTCCGATTAAGTATATTGCTGAAATCTTTTATGATAAGAATGATACTGGTTTTATAGATAAAGCTGTAAGATTAGTTATCTTCACCATCATTATAGTATTTGATCCACTTGCCGTTCTTCTATTAATTGCCGCAAATCAAACATATCAACGAATAAAAAAAGAAGAATTAGAACCTATCGAACTTCCTAAAAGAAAGGCAAAGAAGAAGAAAAAGGTTGACATAGAGCCCTCTAATAGTTTAGAATCCTTTTATGTTGATGATGACCACGAATTAATACACAAAAACAAAATAACAACCCTTGATGGAGGCTCCTTTTAATATGAGTTTAATGGATAAAATTAAAAAGAATTCAACGATTAAAGATAGTTCAATTCTATCTAAATCAAAGTTCTTTACAGATAAAGATATGATACCAACTGATGTGCCCATGATTAATGTGGCATTAAGCGGTAAGTTAGATGGTGGAATTATTCCCGGTCTAACAATGTGGGCTGGTCCGTCTAAACACTTTAAGACCGCCTTCTCATTATTAATGGCAAAGGCTTACATGGACAAATATCCAGAGGCCGTATTGTTGTTCTACGATTCTGAATTTGGAACACCTATCAAGTATTTCGAAACATTCGGCATCAACATGGAGAGAGTCCTGCACACGCCATTGACTGATATTGAACAGTTGAAGTTTGACATTATGCAACAGTTACAAGATGTAAATCGTGGCGATAAGTTAATGATTATCCTTGATTCAATTGGTAATTTGGCAAGTAAGAAAGAGGTTGATGATGCTCTCGATGGCAAATCAGTTGCCGATATGTCCCGTGCTAAACAAGTTAAAAGCTTGTTCCGCATGGTAACACCACACTTAAACTTGAAAGATATTCCAATGGTTGTTGTGAATCATACTTACAAAGAGATTGGTATGTTCCCAAAAGATATCGTTGGTGGTGGTACAGGTTCTTATTACTCTGCTGATAATATCTTTATTCTTGGTCGCCAACAAGAGAAAGATGGTACCGAGATTGTTGGTTATAACTTTATTATTAATGTGGAGAAATCTCGTTACACTAAAGAGAAATCAAAGATTCCTATTTCAGTAACATTTGATGGCGGTATTAGTAAGTATTCAGGCCTTGTTGATATTGGTATTGAAGGTGGTTTTATTTCTAAACCAAGTCCTGGTTGGTATGCAAAAATTGACCAAGATACTGGTGAAGTTGGTGATAAAGTTCGTTTTGAAGGTACTCAGACAGATGAGTTTATGATACCTCTATTGAAGTCTAACAAGTTCAAAGAATATGTAAATCAAAAATATGGAATAGCTTATGGGAACATTATGGGAGAAACTGACCCAATTCTTCTCCAAGAGGAAGAAGATGCCTAAAGAAAATGAAGATTATCGCTTTATCGACTTTACGGATTCTGAATTAACCGGTATACAAATCCTAAAAGATGAGTATGCTGGTGTTGTATATCACTATGGCAAAGTAAGAGTTAAAGAACAAGGTGAAATGGGTGTGTTGGAATTTGGATATACTCTTGTTAATCCTGGTAAACACGACATAAACCTATTGCAAAAAGATGATAATTTTGTTACAATCATGGGTGACATATTAACAGAGATACTTACAAAACAGGCAAATGAAACGATTAGAAAAAACGATACTGAAGAATTTAATTTATAATGAAGAATATGCTCGTAAGGTAATCCCATTTATTAGACCAGATTACTTTTCAGATATAAATGAAAAGAATATCTTCAAAGAAGTTCAAGATTTTGCATTAAAATATAAAACACTTCCTACTCACGAAGCTCTTGTAATCAATTTCACAGAAAATAAAACGCTGTCTGAATCAGAAGTTCGGACAGCGATTTCTATTTTGGATGAAGTGCAACAAGATAAAGAGTTAAGTGAACAACAATGGCTAATAGAACAAACTGAAAAGTTTTGCCAAGATAAAGCTATTTACAATTCTATCATGGAAGCAGTTAGTATCCTTGATGATAAAACTGGTAAGAAAGCCAAAGGTGAAATTCCAAAGTTATTGAGTGATGCTCTTGGAGTATCATTTGATAATTCTGTTGGCCATGATTATATAAATGATTCTGATTCCCGTTATGATTTCTATCACAAAGTAGAATCAAGGGTTCGTTTTGACCTTGACCTATTCAATAAGATTACTAAGGGTGGTTTTCCAATTAAGACCTTGAATGTGGCCTTGGCTGGAACTGGTGTTGGTAAATCTCTGTTTATGTGCCATTGTTCTGCTAGTTCAATTAGTCAAGGACATAATGTATTGTATATCACGATGGAAATGGCTGAAGAAAAGATTGCTGAGCGTATTGATGCTAACTTGCTAAATATAGATTTGAATGAATTACAAACAATTAGCCGTGAAGATTATGCTCACAAATTTGATATACTAAAGAACAAGACACAAGGTAAACTAATCATTAAAGAATACCCTACTGCGGCTGCTCATGCAGGACATTTTCGTGCTTTGTTAAATGAATTGAAATTGAAGAAGAACTTTACACCAGATATTATTTTTATCGACTATCTTAATATTTGTTGTTCAGCTCGTATTAAAATGGGTGCAAGTATTAATTCATATGCATATATCAAGTCTATTGCTGAAGAACTTAGAGGTCTAGCTGTAGAGTTTGGTGTTCCAGTTGTAACTGCGACACAAACAACGAGAAGTGGATTTACAAACACAGATGTAGGTCTTGAAGATACGAGTGAATCTTTTGGTTTACCTGCAACTGCCGACTTTATGTTTGCTTTGATTAGTACCGAAGAACTCGAGCAGCTGAATCAGATTATGGTAAAACAGTTGAAGAATCGTTATGGTGATCCTAATCTATACAAACGATTTGTAATTGGTGTTGACCGTGCTAAGATGAGGTTATATGATGCTGAACAATCAGCGCAAGCCAATATTGTAGATTCTGGTCAAGATGATGATAAACCTTTAAATACCTTTGGTAACCGTGAAAGGAAATTTAACTCTAAATTTGAGGGAGTAAAAGTATAATGGAATATATTAGTTATTGGGATAATGTTTTGACCAAAGATGTATGCAAAGCAATTATCGACCGATTTGAAGATAAAACTGAACAACAAGAGTTGATTCTCTACGAAGGCCACCGAAGATTTAATGAAATTAATATTACAAAACATTTAGATGATTGGTCTGATATTCAAAATATATTGTTAGATAGTATGCAATTGCATCTTGGAAAATATATGCGCCAATTTGGAATTGATGGTAAGAATTGGCCAAAAGATTTGGCATATGAAGAATTTCGTATTAAGAAATATGAACCAAATGATTTAGATGAATTCAAATTACACGTTGATGTGGGTGATTATGCTTCAGCTCGTAGATTCTTGGTGATGTTCTTCTACTTAAATGATGTTGAAGAAGGTGGTGAAACGATATTCAAAAAAGGATTAGGTTCTAAGGTTGAATTATCAGTTAAACCACAAACAGGAAGAATGGTTATGTTTCCGCCCATGTGGACACACCCACACGCTGGTTTAAAACCAATTAGTGGACCAAAATACATAGTGGGCGGTTATTTACATTACTTATGAAGCATAAAACCCTATACAATAGACTGCACTCTTATTCGCCAAAGTTTTTTGGTGTTAAAAGACCAGGTCAAATAATGTATTGGGTTCGTAAGATGTTATCACCATATAATGTTAAAGTAAATAAAATTGTTGATAAAACAAATACTTGTTATTCTGCTTTAACTATTGGTGGGTTTTATGACCCATCATTGGAGTTTGGTGATAAAGATATAGAAATGTATTTGATGTTTAAGCAATCAGATAAAGAGGTTTCATTAGATGAGAATTATATTCATATTATGATAAATGAAATCTTCAAAACTTTGGTACATGAAAAGAAACATCGTTACCAATTTAGTCGTAGAGGTAGTGCTTATGGTCCAAGATACTGTTGCCGTAAAAAGATAGATGATGAAGAACTGCTTAAAGAATTGGAATATTACGGTGACCCCGATGAGATAGATGCTTACGCACAAGAGGCAGTAATTGAACTTAGGCTTGATGGGTATTCAGAAACATACAAAAAATACAAAGAATTGTTTGACAAACACGATAAAAAGGTGTATAATAGCTTTCTAAAGAAGTTTTACAAATACAACAATAAAATTACATTATGAGTTTGAATAGAGAGCAGGCACTTCATTGTGCCTCGGTGTTTGAGGATTACTTTGGTAGCTTCAACCGCATTGATGAGTATATGCGTGAGCAGAAACTTAACTCGCTGGCCGAAAGACCGAATGCTTTGCCTGGCTGTGGGCCAGAAGAAGATTTGTTTTCTGATTTTACTATTTCCCCAAAAGATATGGAGTTTGAGTTGATTGAGTTGCCTGCTGATAGGTGGTCGCTTTACCTTGACATCATTTCTTCTCATAATAATCTATCTTCACCAGGCAGAAATATAAGACTGGCTGTGTTGGAGAAAAGAACTGGTAAGTGGGTCGGATTCATACGGATAGGGTCTCCAACGATAATGATGAAGCCTCGCAACCAGTTACTAGGCTGCGTGATTACAAACGAAACGGCAACGACCAAATCGTTTAACAATGCAACTGCCATGGGGTTTGTTATTGTACCTGCTCAGCCGTTTGGGTATAATTACCTTGGCGGTAAATTGCTGGCTGCTATATGTTGTTCGCATGAGGTTCGTGAGATGCTGAATAAGAAGTATAAGATGAACACCTGCCTATTTGAAACCACCAGTCTGTATGGCACATCAAAGGCAATCTCACAGTATGATGGTATGAAACCCTATTTGCGATTCAAAGGCACAACTGAATCAGACTTTCTGCCAATGATGCATGGCAAACCATATGACGATATTAAAGAGTATGTTGAGAAGATTGAGGGTGGTTCATTTGTTCCAGAAGATGCCAGCAGTCGTAAGTTAAAGATTAGTACCACTATTATCGCTATGACCAAGGCTGCACTAAAACCATATGGTGAAGATTATGCTAGATTTATGGCAACCATAACCAAGGCCAAGTCACTAACTGAACAAAAGCGATACTATGTGTCCAACTATGGTATCAAAAACTACATTGATATTACTCTTGGAAAGACAGATAAGATTGAAAAGGATGAGAACTATGACAAGTATCATCTGGCTAATATTACAGAGTGGTGGCGCACTAAGGCTATCAACCGTTATGAGAATTTGAAGGTAGATGGTCGCTTAAGGACTGAAATGGAAGTCTGGACTGGTGATAAAGAGCTTGACATTATCCGATAGCCATGGTAGGATAAATACTTCAATAAATTGATAGGAGTATTTTATGGCAACAAATTTAGTACCATATGAGAGTTGGTTGAATAGTATTGTACAATATTTTCCAACTTTAACACAAAAACAAGTACAAATTAAAAGTAAAAGTTCTACGGCTAAGAGTTTGAATTTTACTGTTGAAGTTGGTAGAAAAAATGACCGGTGGGAATTCAAAAAAAATTTAGAAACTTTGTTACGACAAAAAGGAAAAGGATTAAAAGTTGATTCAACACTTAGGGGTGGTAAAGATACAAAAATAGTATTTGTTGATAAGTTTTATGAAAAGATGGGTCTTCAAATCCCAATCAATTTAGAATTTAAAGATGATAAACCAAAAACAGCTACAACAGAACAACAAGAGTTAGGCTCTGCTTATATCTTTACACAAGCATTAGTTAAAAATAAAAAATACAAACTGCCAAAAGGTGTATCAGACTCTAAAAATTTAACACCACCACAATTAAATGATATCTTTGAAGGTGATTTACCAGAATTAAAGAAAATATTTGGTATTCCTGAAAATCAAACTTTTGAATATTATGATTGGTTAAATGCATTTTATTTCCAACAAAAAGTGTTAATTGAAAAATACGGATCTCCAAAATTTTCAAGATTTGATAGAAATGGTGGTTTTATGGATTATATTTCCAAGTTAGTTAAAATTAAATTTGGAATATCAAAAAAAGATACTTGGGATCCAGCTGATGTTTGGGCTGTTGATGGCTCACAGTCCGATATAGAAAAAAGAATCAACAAAGCGTTAGAAGAAATTGAAGATTATTCTGTTATGAAAAAATCATATGCAAATAATCCTGAATTGTTGGAAAGCAAGATTAGAATTGGAATAATTAAATTAAATTCTATATTGATAGATTTATTAACAGAAGAAAAAGTAGTTGGTATATCATTAAAATTAAGCGACAAAGGTGCTCATATTGAAGAAATCAATTTAGTAAAAGTAAAAGAACTAAGAGAATCTAATAAAGGTCTAATAGATACTGTAACCGATGGTTTTGAGGTTAATCCTAGAAATGATTTTACTTGTAAATTTGAAATACCTCAAGGTAAAGAAACTTTCACACAAGATGTTAGAGTTGTTGCAAATGATAAAAAGAATGGTGGAATTTTTGATTTTCAAATCAAAGCAAATAGTTCTGAAAGTACCACAGGAAGCAATTTGAAGTTTGAAGTTACTATCAAAGGTATGTCAAAGGCTAGAGGAGGAAAAGTTCCTGTTGATGCGTTACAAAAGTTGATAGATGGAATTCAAAAAAATGCATTTCAGAATGAATTTTCTAAATTTCCAAGAAATGTAGGTGAATTTAATAATAAAATTTCAACATACAAAACTATGTTTCAAAAATTAAAAACAAAAGGTGTTGATTTTGGTGTGCCGTTTGAAGATTTTGTTAGTAATGTAACTAACGCTTTTACGAATAAGAATAAAACTTTTACAACAAATGCAACTTGTAAATTAATGGGTTTTGAATTTTTATATTTTCTTGTGACACTTAGTGAAGAACAAATGAAAGAACTTTTAACCGATATGTCTTTTTTAGCTCAAAAGAAAAACACTAGAAAAATGGATACTTTTGGTCCATTCATAAAGATAGCATAAAATGAAATTCACACAATACTTAACAGAAGCAAAAAAAGAAGGTGCTAATCTGAACACATTGAAGATGAAATTATTATAAATACATGATAGGAGAAAAATCATGTATGGATTCATATATCTAACAACTAATAAAATTAATGGTAAAAAGTATATTGGAATGTGTAAAAATACACACCGAGAAAACTACATTGGCTCTGGTAAATTGCTAAAACAGGCTGTCAAAAAATATGGCAAAAAGAGTTTCAAAAGAGATGTTTTACAAGAATGTAAAACTTTTGATGAACTTAGTGAAGCTGAAATTTATTGGATTAAATTTTATAATGCAGTAGAAGATTCTAACTTCTATAATTTAACTTCTGGTGGTTTTGGTGGTAATAGTGAGTATTTAAAAGATTATTGGTCACATCTAAATAAGGAAGAAAAAAAAGTTTGTAGAAATTGGTCAAAAAGAAGCATGGTTGGTTTTAATAATCCTATGTATGGGAAAAAACATAGTATAGAAACCAAAAAAATGATTGGATTAAAATCGGTAAATAGAAATTGGAATAAAAATACACCTTGGATGATTGGTGAAAATAATCATATGAGTAAGAGGGTTTTAGTTGAGATGAATAAAATAAAAAAAGAATATTCTTCATTATCATTTTTTAGCAAAATGGTTCCTAATATTCCATATTCCACATTAAAAAGTATTGCACAAAAGAATAGATTTTCTAAAAAATATAACTTAAAAATAACTTATGTATAAATTCAAAGACTTCACTATGGAGGGCCAACAAGATGTAATTCTATCCGAATCTAAAGAAGGAAAGAATTTACATCTTGAGTAATGAACACATAGCCGATGAGGTCATTAATCGTGGTGTTACTGGTGCTCGTGAAGCAATTAATTTTCTCCGTTCTCTCCGTGATATGCTTGCTGGCCACTCCACAAATAAAGTAAGTGTTACCACCAAATGGGATGGAGCGCCAGCGGTTATATGCGGCACCAATCCTGAGAATGGTAAATTCTTTGTTGGTACTAAAAGTGTGTTTAACGTAACAGGTAAATTAAATTATACCGATGCTGATATTGACAACAATCATCCTGGTGAAGGCCTCAATGATAAACTCAAAGTAGCTTTGCGTTACTTACCAAAACTTGGTATCAAAGGTATTCTGCAAGGTGATATGATGTTTACAAAAGGCGATATCACAACACACAAGATTGATGGTGAAACGCTGGCTACCTTTCAGCCAAACACAATCGTCTATGCTGTACCAGCTGATTCTAAGTTAGCAAAAACAATGCTGGCTGCACAAATGGGTATCGTGTTTCATACTTCATATACAGGCAAGAAGATGTCTGACATGAAGGCTTCATTTAATATTGACATTAAAAATTTAACAGTAACAAAAGATGTTTGGTATAAAGATGCTTCATTCATTGATGCTTCAGGTACTGCCACATTTACTGAAGATGAAGAAGAAGAAATATCAGGTATAATTTCTAAGGCGGGAACATTATTTCAACAGATTAATCCAATGACACTTAATCGTATTGCTGCCAGCGAAACAATGCAGATTCAGATTAAGAAATTTATTAATAGTAAAGTGCGTGCTGGTGAAAAGATTAAGAATACCGCAACACATACAACTGAAATGATTAGGACTATTGAAGCTGAATTAAATAAAGACATTCTGGCCGTTAAACTAGATAGAACAAAGAAAGACCGAATCGCAAAGAAAAATGATTTAATGCGTTTCTATCGTAACAATTCTGCTGAGCTAAAAAAGATGTTTGACTTGATGAACTTAATTGATGATGCCAAGATGATGATTGTTCGTAAGCTGCAAGAGATAAAACAAATTACTGGCACATTTGTAAGAACGGATGATGGATTCAAAGTAACATCACCTGAAGGATTTGTGGCAGTATCTAAAACAACTGGCGGTGCAACTAAGTTGGTAGACAGAATGGAATTTAGTCACCAGAATTTTACCGCTGCAAAAAATTGGGACAAATAATGGCTGATATTAAATATGACCTTAATGCTGTAATGAAAGAATATGGTCAATCTTTTGACTTTGGATTTACTGCAACCGATGAAGAAGAATATAATTCTGCAATTGCTGAGAAAGATGTTACTGTTCAACATTACAAGCACAGATTAACCGAAGTAGAAAAGTTAGTTCTACCATTTCTCACCAAACTATTGCAGACTTCCGACCAACCAATCATTAAATGGCCTAATCGTAAACCTATTCTTGAAGCACAGATTCAAAAAATTCTTAATCTAACAAGAGGATAAAATGTCAGTTCGCAGAACATTGTGGGTTAATAATACCCTAGAGCAACTGAATGAAGCATCTTATGTTGGTAATATTGGTATGATGGAGTTGGTAAAGTTTTATTCAAAAGCTTCTCCTAAAGATAAAAGTATGTTACAATCGCTTATTCTTCATAAGAAAAATAAAGAAGCATGGAGTTTAGTCCAAGATGTAACTGGAGTTAAACTACATAAGAGTGTGCAAGAAAAAGTTAGCCCAAATATTTTATCAAAAGCTGGTGCAGGTCAATGGGGTACCGATGAACTAGCAAATAATTATAAAAATGATACACCTGGCCAGTCTGTTAAAAAGATTGCCTCGTTTAAGGAATACCGCAAGACTAAGTAACTAATACAATTGGAGTATATTATGCGTGATTTGATTATTGGTGCAACCACCAACTATGACTGGGATAAATTAAAGTATTGGGTTAATTCTATTAACCAATCTGGTTTCAAAGGCGATAAAGTAATGATTGCCTTTAATATTTCATTTGCTACTGTCAATAAATTAATAGAAGCAGGCTTTCAGGTCATCACACCTGGCAAAATTAACGAAGAAAAACAATGTTATGAATACCAATCTTCTCTACCAATCCATGTAGAGAGATTTGTTCACATTTATAATTTCTTAAAAGATAATGAATATCGGTTTGTTATTACTACCGATGTAAAAGATGTAATTTTTCAGCAAGACCCAACAACATACATTGGCCTAGAAATGCCTGGTTCCAAGTTGATGTTTGCTTCCGAATCAATCAAATACAAAGATGAACCATGGGGAAATCAGAACCTCATTGAAACCTTTGGTCCCTATTTCCATAATATTTTCAAAGAGAATGAGATTTATAATGTAGGTGTTTTGGCAGGTCGTGGAAATGCGATGCGTGATTTATGTGCGATGATATTCGTGATGTCGGTAAATCGTCCTATCCCAATCGTGGATCAATCCACATTCAACTTTATGATATCGCAAGAGCCATATAAATCAGTTGCTCGTTACATGAAGTCGGAAGATGGGTGGGCTTGCCAATTAGGCACAACTGCCGACCCAAGCAAGCTTGCTGAGTTTAAACCATTCTTATTAGAAGAATCTCCTAAAATGGTTGAAGGCAAAGTTACAACATCCAAAGGAAAAGACTTTACAATTGTTCATCAATATGATAGAGTACCAGAATGGAAAAAGGTTATAGAGGAAAAATATAATGACTAAAAGAGTATTAATTACGGGCGGTGCAGGATTTATCGCTCATCACCTGATTGAAACAATCCTTGATAATACGGATTGGACAATTGTTTCGCTTGACCGATTAGACTTCTCTGGTAATTTGAATCGCCTTGAAGATATTATGAAGAAGTATTCGCCTGAACAAAAGAAACGAGTTGAGATTGTATTCCATGATTTGCGAGCTGAAGTAAACCCACAAACTGCTGGCCTGATTGGTGATTGTCAATTAGTATTGCATCTTGCAGCTGGTTCTCATGTAGACCGCTCAATTGAATTCCCAATGGAGTTTGTGCAAGACAATGTAATTGGTACAGTTAATCTATTACAGTTTGCTCGCACACTAAAGAACTTAGAGAAGTTTGTTTATTTCTCAACAGATGAAGTGTTTGGCCCAGCGCCAGAAGGTGTTGACTATAAAGAAAGAGACCGCTATAATGCTACGAATCCATATTCAGCATCTAAGGCCGCAGGTGAAGAAATGTGTGTTGCATTTGAAAACACATACAATATGCCAATCATCGTTACTCATACAATGAATGTATTTGGTGAACGCCAACATCCTGAAAAATTTATTCCTAAGGCAATTCGTTATGCTCGTGATGGTGAAACACTTACTATCCATTCTGATAGAAGCAAAACAAAGGCAGGTTCACGCCATTATGTTCATGCGAAAGATGTTGCTGATGGTTTGATGTTCATTCTTAATCTGCCTGATGATTACATTCGTATTCCCGATTTTGGTGGTGCAAAGATTCCTAAGTTTAACATTGTCGGTCCCGATGAAGTAGATAACTTAGAACTAGCTAAATTAATTGCTGAAGCACAAAACAAGGAACTTAAATATGCGATGGTTGACTTTCATTCATCCAGACCTGGCCACGATTTGCGTTACGCTTTGTCTGGTGATTATATGGCATCTTTAGGGTGGAAACCAAAAATTTCGTTGCGTGAACGAATCAAAGGAATGGTTTTTTGGTCTTTAAAAAATGATAAGTGGTTAAAATGAAACTAAAAGAAATCTTTTGGAACTTAGAAAAAGGTTCAACTAAGTGGTCTGGTTACTTTGATGTGTATGAAAAACATCTAAGTAAATTTATTGGCAATTCACCAAGAATCTTAGAGATAGGAGTTCTCGGTGGCGGTTCAATTGAAATGTGGCAGAAATATTTTGGTGAAGATACTGCTGTGATTGGTATTGATATCAATCCTGAATGTCTAACATACAAATATGATGGTGATGTTCAAATCATTATGGGTAACCAAGGTGATGAGAATTTCTGGAAACAATTTGCGGAAGAAAATGGTAAGTTTGATATTATCATTGATGATGGTGGTCATACCATGGATCAGCAAGTAACCACACTAAGATGTATGTTTCCATATTTGAATGATGGTGGTGTGTTTGCTGTTGAAGATACACACACAAGTTATTGGACTAATTGGGGTGGCGGTTACAAAGAACCACAAACATTCCTTGAATATTCCAAAAAAATAACTGATGTTCTTAATCAACAACACTTTCAAGGTAATAACTACATTTTACCAACAATGCTAGAGAACTATAAAGGTTTATATTCAACAACATTCTATAATAGTATGGTTGTATTTGAGAAAGAGAATCTCAAAGAATTTGGTATCACAGACAACAAACAAAATGTTGGAAGAGATTTATGAAAATAGCACTTTGCTTATCAGGACAACCCCGTAGTGTAAAACAAGGCTATGAGTTTGTTAAAAAAAACATATTAGACGGTAACGATGTTACCGTTTTTTGTCAAGTTTGGGAAGCAGATGGTGCAGAAGATATTGAAATTTATAAACCAGAAGTCGTGTTGATGGAGAAATCATTAAACACCGACCTATCGAAATACACCAATGTTCCGCCACCTCAACCAAACTGGAAAGTAAAAGACCCAGCTCGTTCTACTTGGAATCAATTGTATGCTATTAAAGTAGCAAACACACTTAAATCGGTGCATGAACAAAATGAGAATATGAAATTTGATTGGGTTATTCGTAGTCGTTATGACTTTGCAATCAATGTTAAAATTCCATTTGCAGAACTAGACAATAGTAAGTTGTATATTCCAAATTGCAGGCAAGTTCCAAATCGTGATTTTGGTAATGACCAGTTTGCCTTTTCATCTTCAGAAAACATGGACAAGTATGCTGACACATACACACACTTAGATAAATTCTATGATAGTGGCATACAGATGATGTGTGAAGATATGATGAGTGCTAATTGGAAAGAAAAAGGCCTTGTTGGTGAAAACTTGGTGTATTGTAACATCAATCATCCATTTCCACCGGGTGCTTACAATGGCACATGGCATAGTTTGATTAGGATTGATTTTGAGCAATGGCTGCGATAGTAATTTGCATGGCTGGTTTGAACACCAGATTCCATGATGTGGGTTTTGATATACCAAAGTATCTTTTACCTTGGGGTGAAGAAACAATCATACACGAAATTATTAAACAACTAGGTAAGTTTGATGAGGTCTTGTTGTTGGCCAATAAGCGTGATGTTTATTTTATGCCTGACTTGGTAAAAACAATTGAACCACTTGGTCTTACTAAAGATAACATTCATTACATTGGTGATACAAGTGGTCAAGCACACACCGCATACATTGGTGCTTCATTACTGAAAGATAGGTTTCAATCATTCTTTGTTCACAATGCTGACACACTATTAGTTGGTAGAAACTTTGAAGAAATAGAATCAACCATGTCTGATGGTTATGTTGATGTGTTTGTTGCCAATAATCCAAAGTATTCTTATGTCAGGTCAAAAGATGGTGTTGTGACCGAGATTGTTGAAAAGTCTGCTATCTCTCCATTTGCAAGCTCTGGTATGTATGGATTTTATAGTGCTGATTTGTATCAACAAATGTATGAAGCGTTATCACAAGGATTTACTGGTAAAGAAATGTATATTGCCAATGTCTTAGATTATATGATAAAGAATGATAAATTTGTTGGTTTAAATGAATTGAATAATGAATATGAAACAATAGTTCTTGGTAGTCCACAAGAATATGGACTTGAATTAGCTAAACAGAGTTTAAAATTAAGATGAAAATTACTAAGTTAAAAGGCGGCTCTTTAAGTAGCACTTCTTTGTATGAAGATGGTGATAACAAATTTATTCGTAAAGCTATCAGCACAAAAGATAACCGTGAATATGGTTATGTTCGTTGGTATTCTCAATTAAAAAAACTGCAACGATTTGGTGGAACAGGGCTATTTCCTAAAGTTTTGAGTATTGGTACCACAGATGGTGGTGTATATTTCGATATTGAATATCTTAAAGGTTATAGAGATATTAAAACTATTCTTAAAGAAGATACTTTAACTGTTCCACAAATTGAACAAATTAATGAAGCAGTATGGCGCTCTTTTGATAATCTACACCGTAAAATGTATTTGCCAGTTAAAGGTGCAGGCGCATTGTATTTCAAAGAAGAAGTCATACAGAAGTTGTCTGATGCCTTTAAATATCAAAAGTTTTATAATTTCTATGAGTCTGGTTTGTTTGATGCTTTTGAATACAATGGTCGTATTACTCATGGCATTCAAAACTTTTTACCAGAACTAAAAAACTTCTTTGATGAATTAAGTTTGACCACAGAAGAAAACATTCATGGTAATCCAACACTTGAAAACATGATGTATTCTTTTGAAGATGATAGGGTGATTTTTATTGACCCATATGAAGAAAGTTGTATTGATTCTCGCCTCTTAGATTATTCACAAGTATTACAATGCTCAAGAAGTTACTATGGTCATATAAATGATGGTGAAGTAACCGTTGATGGGCCAAGTGTTGGATATCATGGCGATATTCCAAATAATTTTATTGTATTCAATAAAAAGTTTGAAGATAAAATAGACCCAGCAGATAGAAAAGCAATAGACGTGTTAGAGGCAACACAATTCATTCGTATGTTACCATTTAAGTGTGCAGCTGGTGAAATGGAAAAAGCAATTTTCTTTTATGTTCATTCTTGCCACCTATTAAGTAGAGCTTTCGAATAATGGAAAATGTATTAACTAAATTTGATAACTATAAACGCACATGGTCTGTCAAGGCAGAACTACCAATTGAGTTTACACTAAAGTATTCTAGTGATGTATTCAGTTGGAAAAATCACGACTTGTTGAGTTTTGGTGAGTCCAATCGTAGAGTGGTGGTCATAGACCAGACTGTATATAAACTATATGGTCAACAATTAGAAGATTACTTTAAAACATTTCAGATAGAATTGAAATTGTTTATCATTGATGCCACAGAAGAAAACAAAGATTGGGAACACACAGACCAGATTCTAAGGTTCTTTGAAGAAGTTGGTGTCTTGCGTAGAGAAGCAATCATCGTGATTGGTGGTGGTGTTCTACTTGACTTGGTTGGTTTCTGTTGCTCAATTTATCGTAGAGGCATTCCTTATGTTAAAGTGCCAACTACATTGTTGGCTATTGTAGATGCTTCAGTTGGTGTTAAAGTTGCGGCCAACCACTTTGGTCGTAGAAATCGTATTGGTGCATATTACCCACCAATTGCCACACTACTAGACAAGAAGTTTATTGCTACACAAGATGAAAGAAACATTGTTAATGGTATTGCAGAGATATTTAAACTTGCAGTAATCAAAGACAAAGAATTGTTTGAGTTACTTGAAGCAAGTGCAGAGCAACTAATCACCGAGAAGTTCCAGTTTGGTGCGGTACCAGTTCGTGTAATCAATTCTGCCATTACAGGTATGATTGAAGAATTGGCACCAAATTTATGGGAAAGAAAACTAGACCGATGCGTTGACTTTGGCCATTCATTCAGTCCTATTATTGAAATGCAAAATGTGGCCACACTACAACATGGTGAGGCGGTTGTATTAGATTGTCTGTTGAGTTCTTGTTTGGCTAATGTTCGTGGTTATATTGATACTGAAACACTAGAAAGAATCTTTAAGACGGCACATCGTTTAAAATTGCCTGTATTCCATAAAGATTTTTGTAATTTTGACTTGCTTAAGAAGTCATTATCTGATGCAATGAAACATAGAAACGGTAATCAATACTTACCAGTTCCTGTCGGCATTGGTAACTATAAAATATTAAATGATGTAACTGATGATGAAATAAAGAAAGCTTCGGATTTATTTGAAGAAGTTAAATATGAATAAGACCATTTTGATTACTGGCACCACAAGTGGTGTTGGTGCAACATTAGCATCCTCTTACATCGAGAAAGGTTGGAATGTAATTGGTCTTGCTCGTGGTGAATCATTTTTTCAACAATCAAACTACAAACACTTTAGAGTTGATG